ATCCATTACTTTGTCTGCTTTCTCAGTGAGAAACTCTGCAAACTTCATTAAAAACTTGGGAACCGGAACGCCTAAGGTAATAAGATGCCTGCAACCGCTGAAAAACTCAATACCACAAAGATATACAGTTGCCGCGACAGAAAATATCGCCCTGAATGATACATCCCAACCAATCTCATTGATACCCTGTAGAAGAAGCAAGTCGACTAAAATAGCAAATAGGATAACAATAGCATACCCTACTTTTTTCACAGCGCCCCACACTGCTTTTGACCAGTCAAACGTCTTTTCTTCTTTTACCGCTGCCGCGATACCCAGTATGTAATCGAGGATAATCAAAATCAGAAGAACCACCATGGGTATACTGATGCTGCCTGTGATGAATGAAACAACCACGCCTATAAGCGCAAGAAAGCCTTTTTGTTCCATATCTTTTCCTCACTTTCATACAAAATTAAAAGGACCCGGTTATCCGAGTCCTTTATTTTATATTAGTTTCCTTATGCGACTAAACTTTCTACAACTTCCCTCAAGTTAGAGATATTCGGTACGTCAGCTAACATTTTTTCTCCGTTTTGTATGTACCGTACCCAAATTTTAACTAAACCGCTATTCTCATTAAACATTACATCATCTCCCCAATAATTGTAGATAGTTCAAGAACCGCTTGTTCAGCTTCTTGAAGCCTTGTTTGTAATTCTTTTTCCTGTTCTTCTGGTGACGGTGGATATTCAGACTTAATTCTTTTTACTTCTGCTTTATACTCGTCCTCGGTCAATTCAATTAAATCTTCATGCTGTCCTTGAAAATCCTCGTATGTGGCAATAACACACTCTGTTAAATCATAAGAGCATACTTGACTGCCTCTTACAAATTGCTCGATATTAAGCCCTTTATAATCTGCATTACCAAACGTATCTAACAAATTTTTAATTAGATAGAATTTCATAATTAACCTCCTTAATCTGTTATTCCTAATATTACAGCTAAACTTATAGGATAACTTTGTATATTGCCATCTTCACCGTATATAAAAAATTCCCGATGGTCAGATGAAGTTGTAGCACTCACATGATGAACAACACAATCTTTAAAACCTACCATAATGCCATACTGTCGTGAAGTCATACTATAATATTTGGACGTTTGTAGTACCCAAGCTGAATTATAATATCTGAGATATACTCTATCGCTTTTATAATAAGAGGTTATATATCTATTTTGAGTTGCTCCTATACATCTGTTATATAAAGTGTCATCCCAATAACCATTTAATGAATTAATTAGAACACCATTTTTATCATAGATTTTAACATCTCTTATGTTAGCGACATTCCTTCTATTCCATGCTATTATGTGTTGTCTGAATTTATCATAATGTATGCTACGGTAATAAATTCCACTATTAAATTTTCGTAAGAACATTCCGTTATAATTATAAAAACATACTTCGTATACTGCGTCACCGCTGTCACCTTCGTATACCGTAACCAACTCATTATCTTCACAGGGAAAAAGATTAAATATTAAGTCTTCTTCGTGATAAACTGTCAAAGATGGTGTGCCTATGATTTTCGCCGGGCTTACTAATGGCTCAAGTGTGCCCACACACCCTCCTAAATTGTAATCCTTTTTTATATATACAGCTTGGTTTGTGTTCACCTGTGCTGTAACTGTTCCGCCTGTTGTGTATCCTGGGGGAATAGTCTTTGTTGGTTTGCCACTTCCACTGATGGTTAAAGTTGCTGTTTGCGAACCATTATTAGGCAAAGTTCCAACCTGCTCACCGTCATCATTACTAAAGGTTTTTCCTGCTAAGACATCTGACGGTTGAGCGTTTCCTGATGCCTTAGCTAAAATAAAAACACTATTGGCACTTTGATCATAATAGAAATCATATACTTTTCCAGCTTTAACACCACCTGCTGGGATCTGTGTTGATGCATCTTTCTTAAACGGTTTCCCATTGATAGTCATATTACCAGTATTGTTCACAGAAGCCCTAAAACTACCCTTTTTCTTATCAGCTAGTTCTATGTCAAGCAAAATAGCATTTGCTGTACTACCAGACTTAGGTATTAAGATCATATTCTCTGCCTTATGTTCTTCAAGAGAACCCGCAATACCGGTAATCTGGTTTAATAGATTTGCTGCTGTATTATCATCCAGAATATCCTTGAGTTCCGCAAACCATTCGTGAAAAGCAGCTTCATATTGAGCAAATAAGTTTGTTGTGTCTATCTGGTTTACTGTTCCGGTTACAATACCGCAATAAGTAGAATTAAACCTCAGATCCGTAATGTTAGCCTGACTGATGCTTATTGCACCCTTATTAATTGCTATATCTGCAATCCCGAGCTCATAAGCATCGGCATCTCTCTGTAGAGCCGGGGCAACTGGAGAACTTGCAAATGTGCCTTGTTTTACCTCAATTCGGATCTCCCTATCTGCTGTATCGTATCTTAAGACAATCCTATCAATCCTATTAAGTACTCCATCAGCTGGATTTAAAGTTAAAATGTAATCATCATCGTTAATAAGAATGTATCCATTTATCCACGCCCTACCCGCTTGTACAGTTACAGTCATATCATTATTTGATATTACCTGTAAGCCTGTTGAGGGATTCGGGAATACTCCATTTCCTATAAAAGATGCGAAATATTCAGCAAATCTTTTGGAATCATATTTCCGGTCACCATTTACGGAATTGAAAAACCCACTTCTTACCATCATCTCACCGCCTGTTTAATTTTATCTATTAGTGTCGGGATATCGTTCCCAAAAATCACATTTATCTCTGTTGAGCCCTCATAAACTTCTTCTATTTCTGTTATACGGGTATCTAATGTAATACCCCACCTCTTTGATGTGCAGGTAACTATGTCTCCTAAGTCGAAGTCAACTTTATAGATGAAATTGCTTCTAAGGTTTATCTTGCTATCAAATGTCTGTATTTCTTTACACTCAGTTAGTTTCTCATGTCCTTTTCCGTAAAGCAGAGCAAAATATTCTTCATCAGTCATTACTACCCCATCAACTTCGTTACTAAGGCTCTTTTGGTCTACAAAGACTTCAAACCTATCCAACCCGGATCCGTTCCCGACTGTTAGCAGTTTTCTTTCAGGTCCTTCACCAATGCCACCAACTAAGGCAAGGTTTCTGTAATTATAAAAGCTATCTGTATATTCTTGCGCCAAAATATTTTCAAATTCTCGACTAAAAATAATGGGAGCATTCACCATTTGACCGGAAGTTTTATTCGTTCCCTCGTACACTTCAAAAACAAATCTTTTATTATTCGGGTCGAAAAGCGTCTTGATTCCGAGCTCACTTGCTTCTGCGATTATTTCAACCTCTTCTAGCAGATTCGAATAACTCGTTTGCTTTTTAACAGTCTGAGAATAGTTTCTAAGAGCTCCCAGCTCAAGCAGAGGTATAATTCTATTTGTATCTACTGGATTAATAGCATTCGTGTTAATAAGTGTCCTTATCGCACACTCGGCTGTTTCGTTTATTATCTCAGTTCCCCAAACGATTCTCTGATTCAGATATCCGGTTAAGAATCTTCCTTTTACAACTAATGTTTCCTCGCCCTGGTCATTCTGGCTGATATTACGGTAACATATATACCCGGCCTCCTGGTCATCACTTTTCCAGACTATATTGTTTCTTTTAAGTAGCTCCAGCGTCTGAGTAGTCAAACCACAGTGTAGTTCAAATTCGCCACATCTTGAATATCGTCTAACCCAACGGAGACTAAAATAATTCTCAACTATACCTTTAAAATTTAAATCCCTGTCAAATACATATAGGTCCATTCACTACACCCCCAAATACTGAGGAGTGTACCATATAGATACCTCTAAATTATCTCGGCCTTCATCCGCATCGTATCTTAATAGATTATCACCTGGTTCAAGCTGCATGAACGAACTCTCAAGATCAATCCAGTTGAACGCATTAGTTACGATGCCATTATGGTTGAGCTCCACGCGCTTATTACCAAAGTTAGTAGTTATAACAATAACCTCGCGTGGCTCCATTGTTTTATTAATTTTGAAATATTCTCTCGTGTTTACATTAAAAAGCGAAGGATTCGAGAGCGTAGCAAGTGCCTTGAATTGAATTTTCATGCCACAGGGAACATCTCCATTATTAAATATGTTCACTATTAGAGAAGGCTCCCTAAAACCGACTTCTATGCCAACCTCTAATAATTCTAGAGGAAATTCAAAAGACCCACGCCAAATGGCAACCTCCTGTTTGTTGGTTTCGATATCCTGCCAGTACGGATTAGGACAAATAATATCGATTAAGAACTCTTGCAACTTTGAACTCAGCTTTTTAAAAACTGGCCCCCTTTCCACTTGGCACCGGATACGCTTTGTTATCCCGCCGTATTCATATTGCAGCCAACCTTGGGTTTTTGGCGAAAAAGCTCTTAGCAATTTTGCCCGGAATCTTGCTATCTCTTCTTTTGTGTTCCCTTTTATAGCTCCATTAATGGACAATTCCCTGTCTTTAAGACTTACATTTGTTACAGTACTGCCATCCTGTCCTACCCCTTGGACATTAGTAATCTCAGCAGCAGCACCATCAAATCCTTCTAATTTTTGAATGTAAAAAGGGGGTTTATATGCAATTACAACTATTTCCCCTTTGTCATTCTCATATATGATTTTTTCGTTATGCATACCATCCCCCCTAAAATCCGAGAGCTAATTCGCGTTGCGTTTTTTTAATTTGTCTTGCCAATTCAGACGGCCTTGGCTGCGGATTATATACGTGAATAATTGTATCCCCGGTGGTTTTAGCACGATTGCCAATTAAACTAGTATCAATATTGACATGAGATGGGATGCTATTATTAATTTTTTTACCAACTGAGTTCATAGCAGCTTCAAAACCAGTTCCGAGTCCAAGAGCCATATTTTCACCGATTCCGGCAAATACCTTAGATGGTGATTGAATCCCGAGAAAATCCTTAACCCCATCTACGATTCCCCCGAAGAAATCGGATACCTTTTCCTTAATCCAGGCACCCATTGCTTTAATGCCCTCCCAAATTCCTCGAACTATGTTCTTACCTATTTCAATAATCGCACCCATGCCATTTGCGAATCCATTAACGATAGATTGTATTAGTTTTGGTACGGCTCCGACTAACTGCGGTATGGCTTCTATAAGCCCTTTTGCCACCGCAACGGTTATTTTTATACCGGTGTCAATAATGAGCGGCAAGTTATTAACTATTGCTTCTATCAGTTTGTCTATTATCTCCGGAATTTTTTCGATTAATTTAGGCAAAGCTTCAATAAGCCCCTCTGCCAATGCCACTATAATGGCAACAGATGCCTCAATAAGCATATCTATGTTTTCAATTAAAGTGTCGACTATCATAAGGACCGTATCCACTATTGCAGGTATCAATTCCGGTAAAGCCTCTATTATTCCCTGTGCCAATGCCGTTATCAGTGTAAACGCGCCCTCTATTATCATTGGTAGATTTTCAATCAAGGTATCGACAATCATTAGTAAAGCCGCTACCACGACTGGTATTAATTCCGGCATGGTTGCTAATAAAGAGTCTAAGACTTGCCTAAACAATGAGATAGCTGTGTCGAGCAGTACCGGCATAAGTTCTCCTATTGTTCCAAGTATTGCATCAAAAGCTACCGGCAATGCTGCCGTTAAGTTTTCGATTATAGGTGTTACATTTGTTACAACTGCTTTAAAAGCATCGACCACATTCTCCGCCAGATTAGTCATATCGGCTTCTGAATTACCAAGCCCTGCAACCAAAGAGTCAACAGAAGCTTCTAACAATCCAAGTGACCCGGAAATTGTTTCAGTTGATTCTTTAGCAAAATTCCCTGCGTACTGTTCCGTTTTCTCAAAGAACATCTGCATTGCTATTTCAGCCTTTTCAGCTTCTGAGGCTTTACTCCAGACGAAGTCAAGCCCTTTTGCAGCTGCATACGCTTCTATGGTTGTGGCGTTCATAGCCACGCCCAGGTTGTCCATCATTGTGAAGTTACCTTTAGCCGCACCAGCCACTGAATCAAGCGCTTGCTGCATATCTATGCCCATGACACTTGCCATGTCTGCCGCTCTTTGCATTGCTTTTGTAGTCAATTCAAGGCTTTTCTCTTGCTCTATTCCGGACCCCTGGAATAATGCACCCATCTTATTGGCTGTGGCTAGGTATTCGCTTTGCGATACGCCCATATTTTTATAAGCATCTTCGCCTATCTTCTGTATGTTAGCTGCATACTCTCCAAATACGGCTTCAGAACCTCCAAGGTTCTGCTCTAACTCGCCAAAAGCATTAACTACATCTTTTCCCATTTTTATTGCGGCGGCTCCAGCAGCAACTGCAGCCGCACCCATAGCCGCACCCACGCCTTTTAATACATTGCCGAATTTTTCAAATCTACTCTCGGCCTTGCTTAGATCCTCACTTACATCATCAAGCTCTTTACCCATGTCATCCAAGGCTTCGTTATTTTCCCTTAATGAGTTTTCCGTCTTAGCAAGTTGAGCCTCAGCCTTATTAAGAGCTATTTGCCAGTTCTTTGTTCTATTATCGTTTTCACCAAATTCCTTTGCGGAGTTTTCAAGGGCAGCTTTCAAAGTCTCGATTTTCTTTTTTTGTTCTTCGATTTGTTTATTATAGACTTCGGATTTAGCTTTCAAGGCATCCATGCTATTAGCATTGCTGCCAAATTGAGCAGTCACCTTGCCCATTTCAGAGCCTAGTACAGCGAGGTCTTTATTAATACCAGATATAGCTTGCTTAAATGCCTTTTCGCCCTCTATGCCAATCTTAGGTCCTATATCATATGCCATCTTGAAATCACCTCCTACATAGGAATTACGTCATCAATAGTTAATGGCTCTTTGTATGTTCCCTTCTCTTTTAGATATTCCTTGTAAAGCAGCATTAGCTTGCGTAAAGTCATACGCCAGACTTCTTTCTCAGAATAGCCAAGAAGTGTTTTCCCAATAAAAATACAGCGAGCAACGTTGAATTTTTCCGTTACTCGCTCTAAAAGTTTGGGGATTCTTCATCTACCTCTGGTGTGCCTTTTGTAAATGTTTTTAATATCGTTTCCATGATTTCTTGCATATTGTTGCTGTTTATATGCCTTCCAACGAATCTTTCGTCTACATGAGGGATTTCCTGGCCTGTTTCATCTTTCATGCAATCAATATCCTCATTTATAAGTAAAGCAAGAAGATATTTTAAATTCTTAAATCTAGTCTTACTGTCCTTAAACAATTCGGGCAGTTCTTCTATTGCTATGTCGAATTTATCCTGAATATCATCGATGGCATTTAGAGTAAATCTCATACCGTATTCGTTTTTTCCAAGTTTAATCTTTTCACCTTTAGGTTTTAAATCACTCATGGCTACCTCCTAAAATAAAATCGGAGGGAAAACCCCTCCGTCACAACTTTTATATTCGTTTTAGTATTAATTAACCGCCCGTTACAATACCGGCCTTCTCTTCCAAGTAAGCTCGTGCCTCTGCCTCTGTTTCGAAAGTGTTTTCATACTTCCATGCACCATTATCATCAAGCATTATTGTTCCTTCTAATACCGGTGTTTTAAATGTGACTGTTTCACCTTGGGTTTCGTTCGTGTCAGCTGGTTCAGCAAATTGTACTTTTGGTAGCCAAATAGCTCGATATTTTCTGACTCCGCCAACAACTTTAACACCGTAGAAACCTATACCAACATACGGGTTTTGGTCTGTTCCTTTTGCTGTTATTTCACCAGTTTCTGGGTCAATACTATGACCTAAAAACTCCGATTGAATCTCGTCTGGTAAATCATCGACTCCCAGTGTTAATGTGCCACTTTGAAAGCTTTTGTCACTTTCGGCTACAGCATCATCTGCATAAAGCTTAACATCGTTAACGGTAATTGATATGTCAGCTTGAATTGCTTTAGCTATCACGCCTTGAGACGTTGCACTTTTATATACTGGGTATTTGAGTCCTATCTTGGCCATTTTCTCACTCTCCTTTATAAGGCATAAATTTTAATTTGTTCATCAAGAGTTCGTCCCATTTCAGCTATCGCTTTCTTTCGCACCCTATTCACAGCCTTGCGAATAAATGGACGCTTCGGCTGCGTACTTGTACCACTTTCCATAGCCCTGGCTTTGAGGGCATTTGGAACACCTTTTCTGTCGTAACCGGCAAAACCAATTTTCGTATTTGTATTTCCATTTCGATCTACCATTGCTGGAGCTATACCCATTGAATTTAAAAGATCACCTGTGGAATACTTCGAACTCGACAAATTCTTTTGAAGTTCTTTCCGGATTTCATCTGCGACAGGGGCCGCTCCGGCCATTACAACCTTTTTAGCAATCTCATCGCTGGCCTTGCCTAATTGAGACAACTTTAATGCATACTCGTCTAAGCCTTTGATTTGCATACGTGCCATTTAAACCATCTCCCACACCCATTCGTAGTGGATATAGCCGGTATCCTGTTCATGTTGTATAGAGTTCAGTCGCCAAGCAATATCTGCACTGTTAAGTTTCTCCTGTATCTGTTCGACAACTGGGTCAAACTCTGTTTTAGTAAAGTAATCAATAGTTCCTTGTATAACCTGCAGTGTTTTTTGATTATCAGAATATGACGCGCCAGCCTCGTTATCCTCTGCCCACACAATATAGTTTCCTTTTTGCTTATCTGCAGAATAGTGAAAGACTGGCGGGCCAATGGTGAGCAGGAGGGCTTTGAGATCATTCAATGTCATAAGGCGTCACCACCTTTTTGAGAGTAAGATCTGTTATTAATTCTCCACTCTCTTCATCAATGCCATGGTATGCTCTGGTGACTTCATACTGTTGATTATCATCAGACAAAATGACAACATTGTGGTTATTAATGTCTCTGTTTTGTATTATCCGGATGCGGGCTGATGTCTCTACAATTTCCTGCATGGCTGCATTCACTGGATTTGTTTCAAAGTTTAATTCACCATACCAGGATTGATATTTTAGTTTCAATTTATATTGAGGCATATTCCCCGGTTCTGCGATATTCTCAACCTTGTATATGGAGCAGATACCTTTATCAAGTATCATCAGTAACACGCTCCTTTAACCAGCGCTCCCTCCGAGCAAGTCTCAGCCATTCAGGCATGCCGGTATTCTTGTCGCGGTTCTGATGACGCCATACTACATAGTCAGCAAGCAATACCTCATCATCTACATTACCTTTAACAAGTTTGATACCATTCCGGGCAAGCTCCGCATCTGCTGCTTCTATTCTTTTTTTCAAATAATCATCCAATGATGTATCAGAAGCCAGGCGGTTAAGCCTGGCTTTTACAATACCAAGTACAATATTTTCGGTGTATGCCATAAGGCATCACTCCTTATCCTTCTTTAGAAACTACTGAGCAGCTACCAACTTTGATTGCTCTGCCTTCGCCGTCCAATTCGACCACAGTAATAACTGTACCGGTTTCAGCGGTGATTTCTTTCTCGCCATCCCATGCTGTGAAGCCAACAGGCTTGCTGCCATTCTTAACATTTATAGGTTTACCAGCTATCTTATAAGCAAGAGTTGTGCCGGAATCTTCAGCACCTGTAACAGTAATCACAGTATCACCAACTTTTGTAGCAGATGCAGCTGATGTTAAAGCAAGAGCGCCTATTTCAGTATTTGCATAATCAGTTGGGAATGTACTGGTAGTTTCAGCATCAGTATTATCGAAGCTAACCATTACAAATGCCTCTCCAAATACAGGCATACCGTCATATCTGGCATAGCCCTTAAAACCTGTCTGATGCTGTGCAAACTTAGCATGCTCGGAGCTCTCGATTGCCGCACCTTCTCTTTCGGCTAATATATAAACTGAACCGAACCCACCGATTATTTCATTATCGCCTACTATTTCTAGTTCCTCTATTTTACCTCCGATAATGGGCATCTCATTGTTTACACCGGCGACTAATGCTGCTGCAGCATCAAATGCCAGAGCTTTTGTCATTATATTGATATGGGTTTTTCGGTTCATTACCCAGAATGCTCCACTATCAGAGTAATCAGGTTTAGCAGCACCAAGAGCCTCAATCAATGAAGCGTAGAAGGTTGCTCCGGTTTGACTGTTAATGTTCAACTTCTTAATGTTGCTTGTGCGCAGGTCAGACCATTTAGGAGCATATTTCCCCCAGTTTTCAGGTTGGGAAGATTGTGCCAGTCTTGTCACGATACCAAGCGGCATCTTTACACCAGTACCGTACAATATTGCCCTATCCACACCCTTACCAATTGCTTTACCGAGTTGCTCCATAATTTCAGTACCAAGTGCGATGTCACTATCTTTGAGAAGATTGTTATGTACCCAGATGATACCTCCGACCATATAGCCATCGACTTCAACCTGATTGAGAGCCATATCGAGTTCGTTGAATTCTCCCTCGGCTTCCATCCATACTCCTTCAGGTGCGGATCCCATAATATTCTGCCTTGCTGCTCCGCTAACAGGCTTAACGTTAACATACTTAGCCAGTTTGCTGTACTGCTCCAGATTGTTCCTAAGGATTTCAAGCATAATTTCGGGTACAGTCAGACTTCCGTTTGTTATGCCTCTGGTTTTGATTGCACGAATTTCTGAAATGAAATTCTTAACATCGTCACGATTGAAAAATGCATCGCGATGTTCAATGTTGTCAAAGAATTTGACTCTTCTTCTCATGTTAAATACTTCTCCTCTCTGTTCAGAATTTGCCGGAACGCTCACCGGCGGTGTTTTTGCTCTTTCATTTAGTTCCTCAAGCTCAGCCTGCAGTCTCTGAATCTCATCTTCCAGCTTCTTCTTGCTGTCGTCATGTTCTTCTATTTCTGCATTCAAAGCTTTCTGATCTTTCTCAAATTCTTCTATGGATACATCAACTGCAGCTTTATCCTCTTCCGTAGTTTCGTCCGTGATCTCATTTATGGCCTCCTCCAATTCTGCTTCACGGATTTTGAGTTCCTCTTTCCGCTTTTCAAAATCCGCATCTTTAGCTCTGAGATCATCGAGTTGTTTTCTAAGGTTCTGAATTTTTTTTGTTATTACCAACTGCCTTAATGCCATTTTTTAACTTCTCCCTTCTTTCGGCTTTCCATTTTTCTGTCTGCCGTTTTTTGATTTGTTCAAAGTCCTTTTTTCTTGCCTGCACGGAGGTGTCTTCGTAGGCAGGGAACGTCACGACTGAAACCTCATAGAGCTTGACACTCTTTATTGTCCAGTGCACTGAGCCATCCTCGCGATATTCAGTATCTTCCTCGAGTATGTCAAAGCCAAATGAGCACTGATTAACATCTCCACGCTCAACTCTTGCGTAAAGGTTTAAAGCATCTTGATCTTTCTCGTTGATTTCAACGCGACCCCAGAGACCTTTTTCATCTACGTTCAATTCAAGAGTTCCAGCTTTGTTGCGGCCTAAGACAAGTGTTGTATCATGATTAATAAGGGCCCGGATATCATCATCGAGGGCACCATCGAATGCCTTTGAATCGATACTTTCTGTCGCACCGGGCCATAATTCATATTGGCCACCAAATACAGAGAAATATCCTTCTATGTATTTCTTGCCATCTGTCTCTGCCGCCCGGAATTGTGTCGCCTGACTTCTTGCCTGTCGTAAAGTTCTATTCATCGCCTTCATCACCTCCGATCAGTTTCTTCTGTTTCCCCAGCATGTTAGCCGGTATATAATTTTCAAGTGCTAACAACTCATCCATTTCAGAATCCGGTGACATGCCAATCCAGTCACGCCACTCATTTCTCCGCATGGCCATGCGGTCCACCATCTCAGACCCAGCCTGAACAATATCAGACAAACTATACGAGTACAGGCTTCGTGGATTGAAACGCCAGTATAAATCCGGAGAGTAAAGCAGTTTCCTGGTTAACTCCTGCTCAATAACTTTTGCTTTACCTAAAATCCGAGAACCGATGAAATTGTTGTACTCTTCCCGGTCGAATGAACCAACACCAACTAAAAAAGGCGGTACTCCGAATATTCCGGCTACCGTCTTTTTATCAAGCTCCATATTTTTAGCAAGTGCAAGGTCATTCAATGTAAGGGGCTTTACTTCTTTTACATCGAAGGCTTCTGCTGGTATGAACCATGGTCGGCCATTCTCACTTGAGTCAAGGTATTGCTTGCCAAGTGTTTTCCTTCCTTCTGCACTTGCAAACTCTTCTGTCAGCCCATCGACCTTGACAATAATTGAAGGTGCTGGGCTCTCAAGAAGAGCCTGTTTTGTGGCGCCAGCCTGTTTGAGACCCTTAACGATGTCCTTTAGTACCACCTTGTAACCGGTGCCGATGTATGGCCGTTCTGGGTCGGGATTGATTACAAAATGCAATACTTCATCTGGAGAGAATACTTTGTCACCATACCGGATTACATAGCCACCATCAGCAGTGTCCATAAAAGTGATGCGTGATGGTTTTAAGGGTTTTAGGTTGTCCAGGTAGCCATCTTGGGTATACCGCGGATATGTTACTTGGTTCCCGTCCCCCTCCAGCATCAGTGTCCAGACAAGGTTATAGATAAAAGCTTTACGAGTCATCCAGCGATTCGGCTCAATATCGAGCTTACGGGATAACTCATTCTTAATCCTCACATCGCCCTGGTCTGTATTCTGCATCAGGTATATGGTCATATTGCTGATTAGGTCAGCATATATGTCGACACACATTTTGACTTCCGGGCAATTTGCTATCTTCGTATAGCCGTTTCCTACCAGGACCTCATATGCATCAGGCGAGCAGAGCCATATAGCACTTCTTTTCTGCGGGGCATCCCTGCTTTGATTATTCTGTTTTTTCTTCTTACTCATTTAACCACCCCTTCGCTCTTTGCGACTTTTCCAGATTTTCAAGCATCCGAACACAGGCAAATACCGCCGCATCGAATACGTCGATACGGTGGGTTTCTTCAACTTTTTCGTATTGGATCATGTCATCCACCTTCTCTATTGCTCTGACATTTGCCACACAATATTCAAACGGTTCGGCGCCAAAATAATAGAGCTTCCCATCCTTCGCTTTTTTCTCAATGTGCCGGAAGCCCTCAGATTTTTTGTAATAGTATTGCGGCTGGTCCACTATTGTGAAACCTTTTTTCTTCATGCCAAGGAAATATTCTCGACAGAATTTTCTGTCATGCCCGACCTGCTTTATCTTAAATCCATTCTTCCGCATCTGATCGAACCAGTTAACCACATCAGAGTGGTTCACTGTCGGGTTATTACACATAGTCAGCCATCCATCGTCCTTCCAACCGAATAACGGAATTCCATCATCTTCAGCTTTAATGTGTGCAGCGACGATCGGGAACCAGCAATGCGGGATGATTATATCAATATCTTTATAGGATCCATAAAGCGCCGATGTTGTCAGGTCATGGAGTTTTGAGAGGTCCGCGCCACCGTACCAGTTAATTAATAGTGTTTTCACAAATTCGAGCTTTTTCTGCAGCGACCATTTTGGATCAATACCCAACTCTTCCTCGGCCTTTCGGTTGCTGATTTGGAACTCAGCCAAGTTGAAGTATGCCTTCATTGAGGATGTATATATATTTAAAGACTTCGCAAAAAAGTCTTTCCTCTGCTGAGGATCATTCTGAGCCTGCAGTGCATCGTTCATGATGTCAGCTGGCCTGATTGTCACACCATAATTCGGATTGGCTTTTTCATGCTCAATTGGGTTTGTATAATCAACAATTCCGTTCTCATCCTCATCTGCTTTGCAGATAAAAATGAAATAGGCGTCATCCTGTACAATCCCATTCAATATCTTCTGACAATACTTAAGACGCTGATAACAAAACGAAGTTACATCATCCCCTGCAGTAGTAATACCTATCATCAGTTTGTTTGTGTATGCTTTCATAGCTTCCTTGATAATGTTGTACTGCTTAGGCGATTTATAGGCATGTAACTCGTCTGCTATTGCAATATTGCAGTTAAAGCTATCTTGAGCATCCGGATTAGCGGCCAGAGCCTCAATACGGATCATACCGCCATCAATATTTTTATGTTCAATGGAATGCTCCATGTTATTATCAAGTATTCTCCAGCCATCAGCCTCGGCCTCAGCCTTGCTGCCATACATATAAAACTGAAGGTTGTCTAAAATATTGTTGTAGCTCTGCATAGCCTGTTTTAATGCAGCACCAACAATATAAACAGAAGATCCGCTTTTTCTCTCCAAAAGAGCAAGCGCCCAGGTAAGTGCAGAGACAAACAATGTTTTTCCGTTTTTTCTACAAATAAAAATGAACGCTTCTTTGTATCTGCGTTCATTTGTTCCGTCTTTATAAAATCCTAAAAGATTATAAATTATGAATTTCTGCCAAGGCTCCAATATCAGAGGTTTGCCCCTGAGTGGAGTGCCATCAAGCGCTTCTCCTTGTCGGTGTTTGAATGTTCGTTCAATAATCCCTATAACAAAATCTGCATCCTTACTCCTGAATTCCAGCTGTGGGTTCTTCAGATCATCAAGAAATCTTTGACAGACTTGTATTTGTTCTTTACACGCAACCTTCCGACCCTCAACGATTGACTTAGCATACTCCATTACCACATCGGCATACTTGCCTATTATTTTCATTCGTTATCCAGCCCCTTCAAGGCTGCTTCAAGTGCAGATTGCTTTTTCTTAGTAAATGCTTTGTCGTCTGCTTTCAAAATCCCTTGAGGAGTAAGTCCAAGTTGAGTAGCATATGAAAGGATATCTTTCCGAAGAGTTTCAAGAGTTGTCACGATAGGTGCTTTCTTCGTGCCAGTATTGGTGTATTCATCAAATTTATAATCAGACTTAATAAAGCGTTCAGTCAAAATCTTATATTGTTCCCGGAGTTGAGAATACACCTCAATGATGGGTTCAAACTCAGGCTTGTAAATACCTAAAGCTTTCATCTGATCCCTTGTTTGATTTTTTATAGTTTTAGGCCTTCCTCTTCCCATCTCTTCAACTCCTTTCCATTTAATGTTAGTAATAAAAATTTTCATTCTAAACCGGGGAGGGAAAAATTGCCCATCGCCAGTCAAGACGCCTTTATTTTTTTATTCTTAAAGAGGGGGGGGATATCATCTTCTCCACCCGCCTTTTTCTGGATGTTCTTTATTGTGATGCAATAAACAAAGACTTTTACCATTGCTGACATCATATTTTAGTTCAGGATATTCTTCTATTGGCTTGATATGATGCGCATGTGTAGCTGGTGTTCGCTTCCCATACCTCAAGCATTCCTGGCACAAATATTTGTCCCGCCTTAATACTTTTTCGCGCCACTCTTTGTGCTTTTTATGTTTATAATGATTTGCATGCAACTCAAATCACCTCATTCAGTACATAATTGCATAAATATACACAGATATAATTTCAAGGCTAAAACCTTATAAATAGATGTTTTTAGGTACTCGATTCAAATCATATTTGTTCATTTTTTCGGACTTTATTGTATAAATATTGAGTTTCTCATATCTTATATTCTGTTAAACTCATTTGACACCGTCAAAACCTTTATAATAAATAGCCTGATGCAATTTGAAATAATCAGTTTAACATTCATACAATATGATAAACTCAATTTAAAATATTTTAAAATTCTTAATGCTTCTATCAATTTTTTCCTGTTCATATCCAATATACTTAAGCGTTATAGCTGGGCTTGCGTGGTTGAAAATCTTCTGTAACATAACAACGTCCTTGTATTGCAAATAGTAATGATAGCCAAATGTCTTTCTGAGAGTATGAGTCCCTAAGTCTGGTATGCCAAACAGCTCACCTATTTCTTTTATGATTTGATATGCTCTTTCTCTTGAAAGGGGTCTGTTTTCACCCTCTCTGCTTTTAATCAAATACTCACTTAATGGTTTACCTTCGCAATAAGCGCTCAGTTCCTTTTTAAGAGCTGGATTTATTGCATAAATCTTTTGCTTGCCGGTTTTCTTTTCCCGGATATTTATGTTGCTTTTATTCTTAACGTCCGCTACTCGAAGCTGTAAAATATCAGAGATCCTAAGGCCTGAATAGATTCCCAGGTAAAACATAATAAAGTTTCGGTAGTTGGTTTCCTTCAGGTATGTACATATATGCTTGACCTTTTCTGGATCTCTTATTGGCTCCACATAGTTCATACTCTCACCTGCCTTTAAAAGACTCAGCGCTGCCGTGGAGGATCTACATGAAGCAACCGGCAGCGCCTTATCTTTGGTAAGCATGTTCAACTCTTTTCTTGCGTCTATAATCCGCAACTGTTTCATCTGCACACCATACTTTTGGCTCTTTTCGCTCAAACTGTCCGCATTGAATTAACCCTTCGAACTTAGGATCTTTTAGCAGATGGCAACCTTTGCATTCATAGCATTTAGATTTTGGATGGAGATCAGCTCGCATATTTCACACACCCTTAAAATAGGCATAAAAAAAGAACGATGAGTTTCCTCGCCGTTCTCTAAATATTTTTGCTATCGCATTTATGAATTTCGTTAATTATAACGTAACAAGAAGCCAATCCAATTGCAATAGGACAAACTGCGACATTTTGGACATTTTAGGACATCTTTTTACTATACTTATAAATAGTTCTAACTTCTTTAGCAATTAATAATACTAATCCCCTTTAATATATGTATCCCTGACAGTACTTAGTTTCGTATTTCCTCGAGCCCTTGTTCCATCATTATTTAGTACCCAAACATCAAAACCTGGATATTGCACTTTAAATCTTTTCGCTATCCACTCATTAACTGAGAATGAATTTTGGGCCATTTTATCTGCAGTATATTGTTTTGCGTTAATATTATAATCTCCCCTAACATCCTTTCCGTTTTGAACAAACTTAACTTCAAAGCCTTCAATTTCAAATATTCTTTTCTCAATATTCCTTATTAACAAAACACCATCTCCTTTCCATTCATATATTTCGCTATTTTGTAGAAATATCCTTCTTTATTAAACAATATTATATTTTTCAATAATGAAGGTATAAGTCATTATCTGTCGAATTATATTATAGTATCTATTTTTCTATATAGGAGGTAATATTATATCAGTATCCGACTGGTCTCCGCTTTATATTTACTCAATTGACAATGTAAACAACTATGTAGCTGAAATGGCAGGTAATTATCGTCTGTGGATAATAAACAACAATAACTACTATTGCTTTTATGTTGGTAAATCAGATACAAATCTTAATAGACGACTCAAAGAACACTTGTCACCATTTGAAACTAATATTTGTATAAAAAACATGTTAGAGAATACTATATGCTACTTTCAGTATGCTTACGTGTCTACACAAATTGAAAGAGACCTAATTGAAAGTAATGATATTAGAGTATGCCATCCAATCTGTAATACTCAAAGACCATAAGAATAATATATTATTAGATTAGCCGTCCTTGCTTGAGACGGCTTTTTCTTTTTGACTATATAATGGATAGTTGCAAGGTTCATTATCTCAGCTCGCTTTCTCTTTCCTGCAGAGTTCCGGTAGGTTTGCCCGGACCAGTGCCTCAGCGAATGGCGGCGGTACAGCATTACCGCACCTGGCAACCTGCTCTTTCTTGGGATATGCCTTGCCGATATAGTCCCGGTCAATGATATAGTCCTCAGGAAAACCCTGGGCCCGGAACAACTCCCGCGGTTCCAGCATTCTCATACCGATGTCTACAATCTGATAATCCTGCCCGGCAACTGTGATGATCCCAAATCTGTCCTTGCTTGTGATAGTTCTGAGCGGTTCGTCTAAGCGCTGGCCGATATCGTCCCCGTTTCCGTAATAGGTCATCAGGAATGCTCGGACCTCGGCGAAATGACCGGGTGATGTGGTAACTGTATGTAAAGGCTCTTTTGGTGATTGTCCAATGCCAGACTTATAAAATTTTGAAATAAAAGCCGCTACCAGTCCGTATCTTGGATTGCTATCTACTGTCATAAGCGGATCTGTTAAAATCTGGCCGCGAACCTCATTCTTTGATTGTTCTCCGTGGTATTGCGTGAGGAACGGCGTAACTAATGCCCTGCATCCACCTTTTTCTGTGCAGATCGTGCTTAGAGGCTGGTTCAATGATTCGATTTTCCCTCCATGCGCCATATTAATGATGAAGGGGCTCGGATTTTCGATTATAAATTTTTGTATTCCCTTTGCAATTCTGCGTAAAGTGCTTTCAGAAAGCGGTCTTTTTACCTCAATCCCATACTTTGCCTTTATTTCTTTTGCCGATTCAAAGATGCTCGGACATGGTATTGACCAATCTATGCATTCTGCAGCTGTTCTCCAAGGTTTTAAGTATCCGCAGCGGACCTCCAGGCTGTCCGGATCTACGTGTGTCGGTTCTGGCCAGACAATAAGTTTACCATCACATCTGGCGATCAAGAAGAAACGTTTCCGTGTAGTTGGTGCCCCGTAATCACAGGCCCTGAGTTCTCGCCAATCGACTTGGTAACCTAATGCACGGAGTTGGGAGACGAACTTCTCAAAGGTTACACCCTTCTTACTCTTGACAGGCCTTCCTTTGCGCACCGGTCCCCAAGTGACGAATTCCTCCACATTCTCCAGGATGATCACCCTCGGCCGGACCTTCCCGGCCCATTTCAGGACCACCCAGGCCAGCCCCCGGATTTTCTTTTCAACAGGCTTACCACCTTTGGCTTTGGAGAAATGCCTGCAATCAGGAGATGCCCACATCAATCCTACTGGGCGACCTCCTGTTGCTACTACCGGGTCTACGTTCCAGATATTTTCGCAATAGTGCTTTGTGTTTGGGTGGTTGGTCTTGTGCATTAGAATAGCCATTTCATCATGATTGATTGCTATATCTACATTTCTGCCAGTTGCAAGTTCTATTCCTAAACTGGCTCCACCGCCACCGGCAAAGCTGTCAATTATAAGTTCTCTCATGCTCCACCTCCTGACGCTTTATTGAAAATAGCAGCCTGCTCAAGCTGGTTAAAAAAATCATCAGAATAATCTCGCTGTTTGAAGTTATTGCGTCTGGCTACCTTGTCTTGTTGTTTCCCTTGTATGCAATTTTTCTCCCAGGTTCGCACAGCAGCCTTCCAATCCCTAATAGGCTTACCCTTGCCTTGAATCCATCCATTTGCTGTATAGAAGTCGATGAATCTTTCCGGATCAACACCGTTGTCGCGCTCCTTACAATATGCTGTCACTTCTTCAAGAGTAGGAGGGATGAATTTTCGCGACTTGTTCGCGTTAATAATACTTGGATTCTGATTCGGATTGGATTCGGATTGGATTGGATTACGGGAACATTTGATATCATCTGATATCAAATGATTGCAAGTTTCATCCGGCGAAGGAAATTTACTTTTTTTAGCCCGTATTTGCTGATGCTTATCCCAAGTTACCAATTGCAGGTACGGTCGTCCGTCATACTCGTACACGGTTACAATACCTACCGTCGATAACTTATATAGGGCATCACTGATTTGCTTTTCTGTTACGGACTTTAAGGGAAATAACCTTGCTTTTAAAATAGCCGGTCTTGCATCAAACCTTCCGTAATCATCACAATTAACGATCAGGCGGTAGAAGAAAACTTCCTCGAACCATGATAATTGATCTAATGTATCACTTGTGCAGATTGATTCCTTTATGATTCTGTTTGGCATTTTGACCCCTCCGCCTGTTTATTTCTTAAGTGTCTCCTCTTTCCGCTCTTCCTTACCTATAACACTCTCCAGAGTCTCCATCTTTTCCAGTTCCTTGTTCCCGCAGAAAATACATCCTTCTGTATCATCTTTCGCTGTATACTGATCCCCGCCACAGCGGGGGCATCTGAATCTGTTCATTCTTCCCTGCTCCTCTCATAAAGGGCGGGCCGGAATCGAACCGGCTACCGTTTGATGTTAGTCCTTGAGCCCTCTCAGCTTCGGGCCATGGAAGGTTCACTTCCCCATGCGTGTCGGTGCCATCCCACCACGCCGCCGCCCAATTCTATTTACTATTTAATAACCATACACGATAACCACTTCCGGCTATTCTGATTTGCAGATAGTCAGTAAATCCAAAAGCTTCTTTATAACTACTTAAATCGCCCCAAATCTTAAGTGCTGATATCTTCTTAACGAATTCAGAAAACTTCGGGTATTTCACTTTCGTAGTGGTTTGTTCATTAATTGCAGTCATCTCCTTTTTTGCTATGTAATGTGGTTGACATACACTTCTAAATAAGGTCACATTTGTTTTTCACCAATGAGCTTGTCCACTTCGCATTGAATCTTATCTATTACATCATCCAAGTGCCTTTGACATTGTCTTTTAGAATATTTCATTATTCTTGCAATTTCAGGCCACTTTAAGTGTTCAAAGCATCTGTACTGAATAATCGCTCGATCTTCATTGCTTAAGATGTCACTGAACCAAATCATTTCAAATAGTGCCTTTTCATCAAGGATCCTGTTAATCTGATCAGTGTAATATTCGATTTTTTTATCATAGCGATCTACAATAACTTGAACGGAAGCATATACTTGGTCAGAAATACCACTGACTTTAACTTTAGACATATCAGCAGGGATGGCTTTAAGAGTACAATATGATTCATGTTTGCACTTGATAAAGAAATTTAACTCCTTTTGTAAGCGTTGTATTTCATCATTTATGTTAGGATAGCCTTTTAAGTACTTTCTTATGTTCAAAATACCTCTTCCCTTCCGTTCTTCATAACTCCGTTCTTCATAACCACTTATTCAGTGACAGATTAAAACGGTAAATCTTCATCATCTTCGTTTAACTCGGTCGGATTAGAATTGGCATTCTTGCTGTCGCAGAAGAAAATATGATCAGCTACTGTATAGGTCTCATAGCGTTTTGTCCCGTTGTCATCCCAGGAGTTTGTTTTTAGGTGCCCTTCAATTAAGATCTTGTTACCTTTCTTGAAATACTTGCTGACGAATTCTGCAGTTCCCTTCCAGGCAACTATATTGAAAAAATCTGCGTTACCATCTGATTTATTGACTGCAACCCTGAAACGACAGATGGAATCGTTATACTGAGTAAACCGCAACTCTGGATCAGCAACCAATCGACTCATCAAAAACACTTTATTCAAATGAGATCACCTCGTAATTTTGTTATAGGCTTCTTTTACTGAAAGCTCGTAATTCAATATTGGTCCATGATAGGGCTGACAATCTGATGTACGAAATACTTGAACAGATAAATAAGGATAAGGCTCTCGCTTGAAGTGTACATGCTTGATGAGCAAAGCATTCTGTGAAGGGTACCTGGTACAAGCAAGGATCTTGACCAAGTAAACCGGTGCCGGGCATTTTCTAAACCCAACTATTTCTCCTATGTACTCTCCATAACCTTCATCAGAGGCTAATACTAAATCATGTAATTTAAGCATCTTGTACACCTCATAAATATAAATTCAGGTGGCTATGCTTAAAGATGTGGCCTGAGTTGACGACTATGATGTGGTGCTGTATAATGTTATTGAAGAATTTTTGAGTTGGCTTGGTTTTTACCAATGCCTATTTTTTTGTCTTTTTTAAAAATGATCCCTCGTCCATGTGTCTGTATTGGAATCATGTCATAGAATCTGAGGTAGGCTCTTTGCTGCTCTTCCGGCATTGATATGAGCTCCCGAACAGTTATTTGTGGCATTTGTAATCCTCCTTCCCATTTTCATTAGTTCATCTTCTGTGCTGTTCCAACAAAATGCTACTTTTGCTGCGTTAATTGCCTTTTCAAAGCTTACTTCCATTCTGTATCCCTCACCTTCCTGCGAACACTACCGATAAGCCTGCCCCCACCATTTCCATGAGCTCTTTTTCGATGTTCTGCCAAATTTTTTGCTCATGGTCCTCAATTGTTCCGTCACAGGCTACATCCACCATGCAAGGGTTTATATCAGTAACGTCCTTGACTTCCTTTTGAAGTTTCAACACTGACCGCGGCAAATCCAGAATGAGCAAATCCGGCAAGAATCTTCGACCGACTTCTGTAGAGTTTTTCAAATGCAAGTATGCAAGGTACTTCGTTCTGTAGACTTCAACCATCCTGCAAACTACGTCATCTGGTGGTGTTGTCCTTCCTGCTTCATACTCAGCCAAACTTCTAACTGATATGTATAGCTGTTCCGCTGCTTTTTCCTGTGTCAGCCCTGCATTCTGCCTGGCACTTTTGTAGATATTCATGCACTCATTCTGCATTCCATTTCACCTCCCACTGCTTTATAATTAAGCACAATAAAACTGCACTTCTTTTTGTGAGCCGTCTGCTCTCATCACCCTGCGCAGGGGCTGTTATATACATTTAGAGAATGAGAATTAACTGACATTTTTTACTTCATTCTCATCTTCTTTGGTATGGAGAGCCTCAAGCACTCTTTTGCCAAATATCTCTATCAGCGGCCTGTAAAACGCATCTTCGTCAACTTTTTCAAACCCAATTATTTCCTCGCTAATTTTCTGTCCAGTCTCTCTGCTTACCGTGACCCTCACAACCGCTGCCTGTATAGTCTTGTTGGTTTGCAAACTTTGCATTGATCTATCACCCGCCTTTACTTTGTGCCTGTATTAATTACCTTTACACTGATTTAACTTGCTTCCTGATCTGGTTCAAAGAAGCGGGTCCAAGGAAAGCCTAAGACGTTGGCTATGGCTTGGGCAATTTTTACAGAAGGAACTCTATCGCCATTTTCAATCAATGAATAATACTGATTTGATATTTCGCAGGCTTTTGCTACATCCTGTTGATTTAGCCCCTTAGAAATCCGTATGGTTTTAAGCCATCCTCTCATTGACTCACCTCCAAATTCAACACTTTGTAGATTTCTAATCACTATTATATCTACTATTTGTAGATTGTCAATACATTTTTCTACTTTTTGTAGATAAAATTGTGATTCTACAAAGAGTTGATTATAATCAGCTTAGGAGGATAGTTATGCTTAATATCCGATTACGTGAATTAAGAACAGAAAAAAAGCTTACTCAAGCTGATGTGGCAAAATTTCTAAAGATATCACATCAAGCTTATAATTTCTATGAAACTGGACGACGAGAGCCTGATAATGAAACATTACAAAAGATTGCAGATTTTTTCGATGTCTCCACCGACTATCTTCTTGGCCGCACTGATGAGCGTAATCCAGTTTCCACTAATAATGATGATTGGCCCCCAGAGGCTAAGGTTTTATTTAGAGACGTTAAAAAGCTGACTCCTGAACAATTAGAACTTGTCACAAAGCTTGTTAAAGAGTTTATTGATGAAGATTAATAAAAACAAAATATAAAAATATAGTGCTATAAGCATTTATATTATAATTTTTAGAAGCAGCTTATTGGCCGCATCTTGAGTCAAGACACATAAATTGTGATCTTGACATTTTATTTTTAAGAGGTAATTTCATATGAAAAATCGAAAAAATACTTTCGGTATTATTTTCACTGTATTGTCTTTATTCTTTTTAATTGGTGTTTGGGGAACTGATGGAGACCCAAACATTACCGGATTATTTATACTATGCTCAGTAATTGCTTATTTATTATTAAGGAAAAAGAAAGGACCAAAAAAGAATTATTCTGAAATTGGTTTGAAAGAACAAGAAATATCCGGAAACAATTATTACAGACAGTCTGGTTTTGGCGGTATAAAGTCTTATCAACCTATTTTAAATTGCAGCGAATTACCTGACAAATTCGTCATGCTTGATTTAGAAACAACAGGATTAGATCCTTACTCCTCAAGAATTATTGAAGTAGCAATGATAAAATATATAAACGGACAGAAGAAAGATGTATATTGTCAACTTATCAATCCAGAAATCCACATTCCTTCATCTGCTACGCAAATAAATGGTATTTCTGACGATATGGTCTGTAACCAACCTAAAATATATGAAGTTCTTGATCAGATTTATGATTTTATAAATGGTGAGATAATTGCTGGATACAATATAGAGTTTGATTTAAAATTCCTTAGTTCTGCCTTCGCACGGGGCAATAAACACATCGATAATGTCATTGCCCTTGATGTTCTTCAGGTGGTAAAAGAAACAATCCCACAAAATGAAACCAAAGACAGAAAGCTTTCAACAATGAAAGAATATTTTGGCTTACAGTGCGACAGTCATCGTGCATTAGCTGACTGTGAAACTGCATTCCAGGTATTAATTCGGTGTCTTAAGATAAAGGAAAACAAGGCTCTACAAGAAAAAGCAGATCAGATGGAGAAATTATCAAAGCTTAATGATAATGAAAAAAGATTTATTGCTGCGTTAGAAGAACAACTCTCTGCTATAAACAAGAAGGATTTGCTCAAATACAACATTATGAGTGACAGAACTATTAATTTTAAGCTTCAAAATATGCAAATTGGAAGAGTTAAACTCAATGGCAGAAAGTACCGTATGCAGATCCTTGATAAAGATAATGTTCTATGGTTGGATATTGATTCTGTCGAAGAAGCGATAAACAATATAAAGCATTGGATTAAGTATTGTAAATATTTAGCAAGCTAAACACACTAATCAAACGGTTCTGATGCCTTCAAAAATTTGTAGTTTCATAGCTCATCTTATTTACTTTTCACGAATTCGTGATAGAATTTAATTGTTCACGAACTCGTGAAAAATAATCACGAGTTCGTGACTAACTTTTGAGAGAAGGTGCAGCTATGAACATTTTAGATAATGTTATGACTTTGCAAGAAGCAGCCCAAGAATGGGGAATAGATGATTCAACTTTGAGACATGCCATAAAAAGAAAAAAATTTAAAGATGACGAAGTGAAAAAGAGTGCTAATACTTGGTTAATTCTTAAATCCGGAATGATCAGATTATACGGAGAAGATAAAAAAACAATAGAGTTATTTACAATTGGATATGAAGGAAAAACCATAGAAAGCTTTGTTGAATCTTTAATTGATAACAAGATAAACTATATTTTCGATGTTAGGGAATATCCTATTAGCAGGAAAAAAGGGTTCTCTAAGTCAACACTGTCATCTATTTTGAAAGAAAACGGCATTCAATATGTACATTTTAAGGAGCTTGGTAGTCCTAAAGCTATTAGAGAAAAATTACACTCAAGTCATGACTACAAAACCTTTTTTAATGAATATAAAGTATATTTAGAAAAACAGGCAGAAACCATGGATATTATTAAAACATCAATTTTTGAAAATAAAACTTTGAGATTTTGTTTACTATGCTTTGAAAAAGAGTCTAAATATTGCCATAGAAGCATCATCGCCAAAGAAATATATGATGCTTCAAGCAATCGAATAAAAGTTATTGATATTTGATCATTTGGGGTGAGTTTGTGAGTAAGTGGGTAAAGCAAAAAGTATTAATGATTGTTAAAACATATCCACAACCGAGCAGAACATATCAGGAAACAGTTTGCACAGCTGGAATAACTGATAAAGGTGACTGGATCCGACTTTACCCAATTAAGTTTCGAGATCTTCAAAATGAACAACAGTTTAAAAAATATACATGGATTGAGGTAGAAACTATTAGACCACGAAATGATAAAAGACCTGAAAGTTTTAAAGTGAATGATGAATCTATAAGAATTATAAGACATGTGCCCCCAAAAGAAGGTCTAAAAGAACGAATGGATTTAATATTACCACATGTAAAAGGCTCTCTTGAAGATATTATTGACGATCAAAGCAATTTGGGAACTTCCCTGGGGATTTTTAAACCTGCTCAAGTAACTGATCTAATTATCACGGAAACAGATCGAGATTGGACTAATGAGCAAAAAGCATTACTATCCCAAATGTCCATTTTCGAGTTAAACAATCCAAAAAAAATATTAGAAAAAGTTCCTTGGAAATTTCAGTTCAAATTTCGATGTAATGATAGTAGATGCAATGGGCATTTGATGACTATTACAGATTGGGAAATATACCAGACTTACCGAAATTTCCATCGCTTATACAAAAACGAGGACAAAGCACTTGAACAGTTGAAAAATAAATGGTTGGGGTTATTTAATACTCCCGAAAAGGACACTTACTTTATTGTAGGTACAGTACATAGATACAAGAAATTTATTATAATCGGTTATTTTACATGTCCACATTATGACTATGAGCAATTAAGATTTTGCTAAAACGAACATACGTTCTTGATTGATTGAAAGTTTTGCATTATAATTAAGGCATATCTAAGGAGGGTATGCCTTGATAATGTCTGAGAATGAAATTCGTCAAGTAGCAATTAATCTCTTACAGATACATAAAATTAACACTTCTACGGCAATCGACATCAAAGAATTAATTGCATCTTCAGGCAAAAAGATTTCCTGGATGATTACTGATCTTAAGGGAATAACTGGTTTCACTTGCTACAATTCAAAAAAAGGCAGTTATAGAATGTTTTTTGACGAAGCTCTTTTTGATAATTGTCCCACAAGAATAAATTTTACTATGGCTCACGAATTTGGGCATATCATTTTAAATCATTTTGCTGATTCGGATAACTCTTTATCAATGCATTATAAAAAGGAAAGGGCAGCTAATATTTTTGTTGATGAGCTACTTATGCCCACAGATGAGATAATTAGATACAAACTAAATGCCCGAGAAATATCTGAGGTATATAATGTATCAATTTCTGCTGCTCAAAATAAAATCAAATATTTAAAACTGAATCCAATATATTCAAAACAAGTGGCTTTGCAGCATGCATTAAGGGTAATCAGTAAACTCACATCTTCAGGTTATGATGATAATAATGACAAAATGGTGGAAAGGCTCCGAAACGCATGGCTGGATCCTGATCATGACTTTTATGAAATTTTAAGAGGTTGAGTGGTTAGTTATGAAAAGAGGCGCTGCATACGGACGCTACAGTAGTGACAATCAAAGAGATGAGAGTATTGACGCTCAGCTCCGGGCAATTCGTGAATATTGTGAAAAAAACAACATACAGCTTGTCAAGATATATACCGATGAAGCGCGGAGTGCCACAACAGATGATCGACCAGGCTTCCTGCAAATGATTCAGGACAGTGCCTTAGGCATGTTTGATGTTGTGATTGTACATAAACTGGATCGTTTTAGCCGGGACCGATATGATTCAGCTTTCTATAAAAGACAGTTAAAAAAGAATGGAGTACGCCTTATTTCTGTACTTGAACCTCTTGACGATAGCCCTGAATCAATTATTTTAGAATCAGTCCTGGAGGGAATGGCTGAATACTACAGCAGGAACCTTGCAAGAGAAACTATGAAAGGCATGAAAGAAACTGCTCTACAGTGTAAACATACCGGCGGTAAACCTCCTTTGGGATATGATGTTGCTGAAAATAAAACATATATTATAAATGAACATGAAGCCCGGGCGGTGAGGTTGATTTTTAAAATGTATGCTTCGGGCAAAGGATATATTGAAATAATAGACACTCTGAACAATGAAGGATTTCGGACGCAAACAGGCCGACATTTTTGTAAAAATAGCTTACATGATATTTTGAGAAATGAGAAATATCGGGGTGTTTACATATTTAATCGCTCTGCCAGTAAGGAAAATGGAAAGCGCAACAACCATCAGAGCAAAAGCGAAGATGAAATCATCAGAATTGAAGGCGGTATGCCCAGGATTATCGATGATGAAACCTGGAAGGCGGTGCATGAAAAAATGATTAATAATAAAAGGAAAACGGCAGCATACAGGGCAAAGGAAATATACCTATTGTCAGGTTTAATATATTGCGGCAAGTGTGGAAGTGCAATGGTTGGGAACAGGCGAAGAGCCGGCAGGAATAAAAGTATTTACGTAACCTATGAATGTTCTGCCCGTAAGAGAAAAAAATGCTGTGATATGAAGGCTATTGAAAAAGGATACATTGAAAATTCCGTAATTGAAGATCTTGAGAACACTATTTTTTCTCATGAAGCGATAGATAGACTTGTAGTAAAAATATTATGCTATGCCGCTTCTGAAAAAGGTGAAATTGATCGGGACATTAAAGGATTTTCTGACCAACTTGCTGGAGTCCAGACAGAAATAAATAATATTGTAAATGCAATTGCAGCAGGCATGTTCCATCCATCTATGAAGGAGAAGATGGATGAGCTGGAATCTAAAAAAGCAAAGCTCACATTTAAGCTCGAAGAAGCTAAGCTGCAGGCACATATGCATGCCCCGACTGAAGATATGATTCGCAGATTTCTGCACAAAGATGCTGACATAAAAAGCAAAAGCCTGGCTGAGCAAAAGCGCATCATCCAAGCTTATGTTAAGAAAGTAAATGTCTATGAAGATAGAATCGACATAGAAAAAATTGTGGATATGACTGGTGGAGGCGGCGGGAATCGAACCCGCGTCCGAAACCGTATCCACAAGAGCATCTCCGGGTGCAGTTCATGTTTTAACATTCCCTCTGCTGCACGCCCATGA